ATCCTAGATGCGATAGGCAGGTCTATAACAAACCGACTACCCAAATGGAAACGATATGGAAATAATGACTTGCCTTTTGTATATGGTTGTGGTAGTGTTGCAGTTGTTGTTGAGGATTGTGTTAGTGCTTCAGTTATAGGTAGTGATGCATATGTTGGGGTAGCTGTGTTAGGTACATCATTATCCGAAGCTCATAAAGAATATATGACACGATTCTCAACAGCTATTATAGCACTAGACCCTGATGCATTACCTAAGACACTATCTTTTGCTAAAGAATTAAGAGGATATGTAAATGACGTAAGAGTTATAAAACTAAATGACGATTTAAAATATCGTGACAAGAATGACATAATAAATTTAATGAACCTAACCCCAAAGGAGATATAATATGGAACTAGCACTACTAAGAAGTTTAATGGATAAAGAATTTTATTCAGAACACAGAGGAGCAAAATGTCCTGATAGACTATTCAGCAAAGATGCTCGTAAAATAAAGAACTCAATAGATTCAGCAATGGACAGGTATGAAAGAACAGTTACACCTGATGAGATTGAAGCACTGTTTATGTCCAACAATCCTACATTGACTACTGCACAGAAACAAGCATACTCATCTATGTTTGCACAGGTAAAGAAAGAAGCTCCTTTAGGTGGTGATGTTGCACAAGAGGTGCTATCAAAGTTATTTCAACAGGTGGTAGGCGAAGATGTTGCTAACTTAGGCTTTGAGTATGTAAATGGCTCACAGACAAGTCTAGAACCCTTGAGACGTTTGATTGAGCAACACAATGATGACTTTACACCTGACTTAAATGTGGAATGGGATGATATGGATATAGAAACATTATTATCAAAGAATGATTTAGAAGCAAGATGGCATTTCAATATACCTGCCTTGACTAGGCAAGTGAGTGGAGTTAATGCAGGACACTTGATTGAGATAGGAGCAAGACCTAACACAGGTAAAACTTCTTTCCATGCGAGTATGATTGCAGGACCTCAAGGTTTGGCACACCAAGGTGCTAATTGTATTGTCTTGTGTAATGAAGAGGGTAGTCACAGGGTTGGTGCTAGATATTTAACTGCATCAACAGGTATGACTATGCAAGAGATAAAAGCAAATCCCACTAAGGCAAGAGACTTATATGAACCTGTCAAGGCAAAGATAAAAATTAAAGATGCATCTAATCGTGATATGGCATGGGTTGAGAGTGTGTGTAAATCTTATAAACCTGATGTAGTTGTATTAGATATGGGAGATAAGTTTGCAAGAACAGGGGGTTTTGCTAGACCTGATGAAGCACTCAAAGCTAATGCTATCCATGCTCGTATGATCGCCAAACAACATGAGTGTGCAGTATTTTATATGTCTCAACTATCTGCTGATGCAGAGGGTAAGATTATACTTAACCAAGCTATGATGGAAGGATCACGTACAGGAAAAGCTGCAGAAGCAGATTTAATGATATTAATTGCTAAGAATCCACCAAAGCAAGATAGTCCTGAAGAAGAAGAAGATTTACAAAGACATTTAAATGTGGTAAAGAATAAACTAACAGGGTGGCATGGATCAAGGATATGCACACTCAATTATAAAATAGGGAGATATGAGGTATGAGTATTAAAGGAGATATTAGAGAAGATGGTAAAAGATTTGATGGTTTTACTTGGAGAGAAGTAGGATTAAATCATCACATGAATGAAAAGGGTTTAATTTTCTACAAAAGAAAATATAGAACTTTAAAAGGGTATTTAAAAACAGGTGGTAATATTACTAAAATTAAAGGTAATATACCTGATGTATCATCTATCGGTAAAGTAGTAACACTACTGTACGATCAACAACCCAATGGATATATATATGCTATTACAAATCCTGCTTGGGAAGGTTGGGTAAAAATAGGTATGGCAGTAGATGCAAAAGACAGATGTAACTCTTATCAAACCTCTAGTCCTTTTCGTGATTATAAAATAGAAATATCTGTTCCTGTTGAAGATAGAAGAAAAGCAGAAATACTAGCACATAAAAAAGCTAAAAAAATAGCTAGACAAAATGTAGGTGAATGGTTTAATATGCCTATAGAAGAAGTAAAAAGTATAATACAGGAGTTGAAATGAAACTAACATTAGATGTAGAAAATACAGTAACTAAAAGAGATGGTAAGATGCATCTTGATCCGTTTGAACCTACTAATAAATTAGTAATGGTGGGATGTTTAACAGATGCAGGAGAAGAATACTTATTTAGAGATAACTTTGATGGTGTACAGGAGTTACTAGACAAGGCTACAATACTCATAGGTCACAATATATCTTACGATTTAATGTGGTTGTGGGAATGTGGATTTAAGTATGAAGGTAGTGTGTTTGATACTATGTTAGCAGAGTATGTGATACAGAGAGGTATTAAACAACCTTTATCTTTAGAAGCATGTGCAGAGCGATATGATCTAGATACAAAGAAGCAAGATACATTAAAAGAATATTTTAAGAAAGATATGGGAGTAGATGAGATACCACCTGAAGAATTATCAGAATATCTGTCAGCAGATTTACATGCAACTCAGCAACTCTCAGATGAGTTATATAGAAAGCTAAATACTGTTGAGTACAGTAGCTTGATGGAGACTGTGGTGCTAACTAACAGTGTGTCTATTGTATTAGCTAAGATATACTCACGAGGTTTTGCAGTTAATATGGGTAAGTTAGAAGAGGTTCGTGCAGAGTTTGAGAAAGAGAAGATTGAAACAGAAAAAAGATTACGTATACAAGTATCCAATCTTATGGGGGATACCTCTATTAATCTCAATAGTCCTGAACAGATGTCTTGGGTTATATATAGTCGCAAGCCAAAGGAGAAGACAACATGGTTAAATAACTTCCACCCTTATATGAACAAAGCAGACTTAATAAATAACATAAGTAAGTATTCAGATATTGTGTACAAGACTACAGCAGTTAGGTGTTCTAATTGTTATGGAACAGGTAGACTTAGAAAGATAAAGAAAGATGGCACACCTTATATTAATCAACCTAAGTGTGACAAGTGCGAAGGTAGTGGTTATATATTTAAACCATCTAAGAATGTAGCAGGGTTTAAGTTTAATCCACCTACTGCTAAATGGGTTACTGCTAATGGTTTTAGTGTCAATAAAAATATGTTGGCAATATTACAAAGGTCAGCTAAAAATACTAATAGGCAGGATGCATACAACTTTTTAACCGATCTGCAACGAGTATCGGCACTAGACACCTATCTGTCCTCATTTGTAGAGGGCATAAATATATACGTAAAACCTGACAAAAAACTACATGTTAGGTTATTACAGCACAGAACTTCTACAGGCAGGTTTAGTGGTGCAGACCCAAACATGCAGAACATGCCTAGAGGTGGTACATTCCCTGTTAAAAGAGTGTTTGTATCAAGATGGAAAGGGGGAAAGATATTAGAAGCTGACTTTGCTCAACTAGAGTTTAGGGCGGCAGCTTTCCTATCACAAGATAAAATAGCAATGAAGGAGATTGAAGATGGATTTGACGTACATGCATACACTGCTTCTGTCATTACGGAATCAGGTCAGAAAACTAGTAGGCAAGAAGCAAAAGCTCATACCTTTGCACCCCTCTATGGAGCAACAGGCTTTGGGAGAACGTCTGCTGAAGCAAAATATTATGAACAGTTCACAGAAAAGTATAAAGGTATCAAGTCATGGCACTCCAGATTGGCTCAAGAAGCTCTAGAGAAGAGAATGATAACTACCCCATCAGGTAGACAGTTTGCTTTCCCTGATGTAGAGAGAAGAAGAAATGGCAGTGTTAGTCACTTTACACAGATAAAAAATTATCCTGTGCAGTCATTCGCTACTGCTGATATAGTACCTCTTGTGTTAATACACATGGAGAAATTATTATCTACTCATAAGTCTTGCATAGTTAACTCTGTACACGATTCCGTAGTAGTTGATATTCATCCTGAAGAAGTTAATCAGGTGCTATATATAATTAAGAAACTTAATAATGATCTGCAAAACATTATAGAGAGACAGTTTAATATTGAGTTTAATGTGCCATTATTACTAGAAGCAAAAATAGGTGATAATTGGCTTGACACTAAAGATGTTGCGTGATATAACTACGGAACTTATGTAAATAGAAAGGAAAATAAATGACAGATATAATGACTATAGATACCAATAACTACAGTGCTATGGCTAAAGCTATGGGTATTGCAGGAGAAGGTAGTAGCACTCCTAAAAAGAGTAACAATCTTAATAGATTAAGAATATGGCACTCCCCCCTCATGGGAACGGAAGAGATCAATGGCAAGACCAAAAAGATAGAGGTAATAGAAGGTGGATCGTATCGTCTAGAAGTTTTAGATGGAGATAAGTCTACATTTTATTATGCTAATGAGATGTCTATAAGACCCTATATGCAGAGATTTATGTATAGAAGGTATGTAGCAAATACTAATGCCAAGCAAGGAGAGCCTAAAGGTACTTATCAAAGAACTATTATGGCTGATAATCTTAATATGGATTTGAAAGATAATACAGGTAAGTTTAACTGTGGTAAGCCTACAGGTTATGTTAAGGACTTCAAAGCATTGCCATCCGACATGCAAGATTTAATTAGGCAGATAAAACGAGTAAGAGTCGTGTTTGGTACTGTTAAATTAATAGGTGCAAAGGATGCCAATGGCGATTTTGTAGAGGAAGATTCTCTTGGTGAAGTTCCTTTTATATGGGAAATAGACAATAAGGATGCCTATAAGACAGTAGGGGATCAGTTTGCTCAGTTTACAAAGAAGCAGAGATTACCACTACAACATAATATTTATTTTGAGCAGACAGAGGAGAATCCATTACCAAATGGTAGTTCTTTCTATACACCTGTAGCTAAAATAGATATGACTAAATCTTTAGACATTAGTAATGAAGATCAAAAGCTATTCTCTGATTTCATTGATTGGGTTAAAAACTTTAATGACTACATCTATAAAGATTGGGATGAAAAGGCATATGCTAACCAAAAGGAATCTTCTCAGGAAGACATTGAAACTGTTGAGCAGTTTATAGATGTTGAACTAGAAGAAGGAGCAGCCTAATGAATCACCCTGCTGAACTGCAAGTGCATCAATATATGTCTGATGCTATAAATGGTAAGTCTACTATGTCAGAAGAAGTAATTGAACAAGTAGGTAATGACGTAAAAGATGCACTTAGAAAGCAGTTTGGTGGGGAAGTCAAACGAGGTGACTTCAGATTACGTATGTCTAATTTAGGTAGACCCACCTGCCAACTGTGGTTTGATAAAAACAAGCCTGAAGAAGCATCTAGTAAACCTAATAACTTTATGATGAATATGATGTTAGGAGATATTGTTGAAGCAGTATTTAAAGGTTTATTAAAAGGTGCAGGAGTTAAGTATGAAGAGCCTGAAAATGTATCATTAGATATAGATGGTACTAATGTATCAGGTACATATGACTTAGTTATAGATGGAGCAGTTGATGATGTTAAATCAGCTTCTGCTTGGTCTTATGACAATAAGTTTGAGTCTTATGAAACTTTAAAAGAAGGTGATGCATTTGGTTATGTTAGTCAGTTAGTAGGCTATGCAAAAGCTGCCAAGAAAAAGATTGGTGGTTGGTGGGTAGTTAATAAAGCAAATGGTAAATTTAAATACGTGTCTGCTAGTA